CATTGTGACCTGCGCCGAAGCCGCGGTTCTCGGACAGGCCCCGGTACATGACGCTGAAAAAATTGGTCTGTGGCCAGGCGGCGATGGCGCTGGTGGCGCGCTGGCGAAAGTCAGGGTCGGAGGAATTGTCCAATACCTCCACCAGCACCCGGTCTACGCAGGCCGCCGCGTGGGCCACCCCGGAGGCGCGCTGCAGACTGCGCAACACCCTCTCCAGCATCTCAAGCGAGCTGTGGTGCAGGACAATGGAGACCGAGAGCCGGGTCGCGGTTGGCAGGTTTCTTTCCATAGGCGCGAATGGTATCAGCTGTCGCCGTGGCGGCAACAACACTACCTTTTTCCCTATCAAAATACTCAGGCTGGCAAGTGATCGGCGGGGTTTGTGGTATTGATATAACTTTTGGGAATAATGCATGGTGGAATTTTGCTTGCAGCGGAAGCTCTACATGGGCGACCGTCAAAATACTTTGTGTAGAAAATCACAAATGAGGTGTATCACCATGTTATTTATCGAGTTTTTGACATGTGGCGTGCTAACCTGTAAAAAGTCGATTGAATTGTTGACTCTCTGGCTGAACTGGCCAGAATCAGGGTGCAACGGATCATAAAAAAGCGCGCGATATAGCGGGCAAAAGGGGATAAAGATGATTACTCGGTTCGCCTCAATCCATGGCCGCCTGGCGATCTTGGCGTACTGCGTGAACTTGACGGCTTCCTTCACTGGCTTGCCGCCACCGTCAGTAATATCATTACTGACAGGGTCGAACGGGCTATCATAGTAGTACGACGTCTGCTCGGTGAAAGACTGGCCACCGAACGGCTGGCGCAGGATAGTGCCAACCATAAGCTGCATTTCCTTGAGCGCGTCTGCGAACTGCGGGGCACCGGCAAACTTCCGGAATGGGATGGCCAGGGCTTTCGCCTTGGTCGGGATGATATACTTGTCGCTGACGATATCGCGCCGGGCGTTTCCCGTCCCTTTGGTGAAAGATACCTGGCCGGCCGGATTCTTCCCAGTTTCCCTCATATACAAAAAGTCGTTGTCAGAACTGATCGTCGCGGTGACGCCGGTGCTACTGGCAGACATGGCCACGCGGACGCTGTCAGCCATCGCCTTCCTGTCCGCTTCCCTGTACCCTGGGGTGCTTTCATACAGGCTCTTGGCGATAGCATCGCGTACCTGCCGGCCAATTGCATCCTTGCCTAAACCGCCACGGCCGCGGCCGAGCAGGACTTCATTCTCGTTGATTATGGCGAGATTTTTCAGGAACTCGCCGGTTGGTGCAACGGCTTTCTCCCTGGTAGAAATCCTGAACTCGACTCTATCTCTGTCCATCAGAATGCTCCGATAACGTAAGGGGCGAGAAGGTTTTTGATGTGGATCGGCATATCAAGCTCGTAATCCACCTGGCCGCCCTCAAAGGAGTAACCGCGCTTGCGACTAATGGTACCAGCGCCGCCGGTCCTCATTCTCACTTTCAGGTAGGAGACGTATTCGGCACAAGCGCCTTCCAGGTCCGGCGGGACCACAAAGCCAAAAAACGGCGTCCATACTCCGGCCTTGAACTGCAACAAGGTACCGTCAGTTTTCTGCCAGACATCGTTCTCGATTGGAGCGGCCGGCTCTTCTACCTGGGTGTAGGCAACGCGGTCGTACCCTTCGATGGTTTCCACCCTGAATACGTCGTCGCCGTAGTCGTATTCGGTGGTCAGGCGGATAATGCCCTTTTCTGCGCTGAACGTATACAGGGTGGGGTCAATCTCGGTTTCCACCTCGAACACCCGGGTCGTATCGTAGCGCAACGAGATAATGTCCAGAATGGGCTTGCCATCCAGGGCAATCGTCTTGTCTGCATAGGAGCTGGCCAACCGAATTATGGTTGACCGAATGAACTCCCTATGACAGTGGGCAGAGATCGCCCCGGACGCATAATTGATCAGCGGGATGATTTTTTCTGGCTCTTCTTGTGAATCAAAGTAGCCAAGGCATCGAGCAAGCGTAATCAGTGCGCCAGGGGCTAGGTCCATGTTAATTTTCCTCGGTGGTCTGTTCGGATTTATCAGAGCGCTGCTTCTTCCGCGCTACTTTGACAACAGGTTCCCGACGCATGGTGGTGATGTCGTTCCGATACGCCATCTTCCGAGCGTCAGCCTCGTCTCGATATTTATTGGGTCTGCCGGTCGGCATCGGGATCCTCCTTCTTCTTCTTCTTGTCGGCTGGATCTGGCTTCTTGTCCAGATCAGCAGCCGCTTCGGGCTGCTCTTCGTGCTTATATATTCTGATAGGCATTACACGCTCCTTGCTCTTGGGTAATTAGATCCGATGGAATCCTGCGGCGTAAGCAGGATTAGATGCTTGATCAGGATCTCGCCTGGCCAGTCATCATTCCTCGATATCTCCAGGTCAATTCTGGAAAGGATCGAGAACCCGGTTAAATCAAGCGGTCCAATAATTATCGGCACGTTTTTGTGGAATTCGGCGGTGGGATCTCCACCAACACGGTATTCCTCCGGCAGGACATCGGTATCGTATGCCGCCGAACTCGCAAACGCATCGAACTGGTCATGGACCGTGGCGACAAGGCTAATCGTCGCTACGCTGGTGACATCATTGGGACACGGGCTTGAAAAATCAACCAGCGCTAAAACGTATGCGCCAGTCCCTTCTTGCCATCCGTTCGGCGCAACCGCCGATACCTCAAGCGGAAGGGTTGAATCTGCCTGGGAAGAGGGGGTTGGGTGAAGAACAAGCTCTGTAGCGATCGGCGTGGGAACGTATTCCGGCAACAGCGCACTGTACGGCAGCCGCTCCTGGGATTGTTTTCTCATGCCCCCTCCAATTGGTTAGTTAAGTGGCCCCCCGTTTCCAGGGAGCCACACCGATCATACTGAAATGATCGGGCAGTTGACCGAGTCGATTTTCGACGCGGCCGTGATGTTGTTCACATGGAGCAGCATCGGCTCACCCATCTCGTTGGCGCCGAAGTAACCTTCTTCGCTTTCGTAGACTGTGGTGGCACTGGTCGGGATGGTAATCTGCTCGTTCTCACTCGGAGCACCGAACAGACACACCGGGGCGTTCAGGGCCAGGGCGGTGCCTAAGTTGGCGGTCAGGGTGATAGCCTTGGTGGCGACGGACGCGATTTTGTGCGCTTCATAGCGGCCGTTAGGCAGCATGACAGCGACGAAATCGTTGGCGGTGAAGCCAGTGGCGTCGTCCACATTGATTACGGCCTGGCCGGCCGCGGCAATCGCGGTCAGGAAGGTCTTGAGGGCGACCTGCATCACGGACAGCGTGTGCGCAGTCGCACCGCAGGTGATAGCCAGGCGGGTGATGATCGACCGGCCCCGGATGGGATTCGGATCGATCAGTTTGGTGTAGGCGGTGTCGGCCACGGCAGTTACCGGGCCAACGCGCTTCCACTTAAGAATGTTCAACATGGATTACCCCCTCGCCGCGGTCTTGAGCAAGACAGCTTTGTCGGTCTGAACGGCCTTGAAGCCATCGCGCTTGCGGAACCTGATGAACTCTTCGCCGTAGAGCATATTTTCTGTCGTCTCACGGTAAGAGCGGATTTCAATGCCCATGCGGTCGCCGTGCCACATGACTTGTTTCGGGTCGCCGTACCAGGCGAAAGCTTCGCCGGCGCCAACCTCGTGAATGGACTTCATCTGGTTGTGGACCTCGATGTAGGGGCGGCCGGCGATCTGTCCGGGGCGCTGACCTTCGATCGGGGACTGCCAGACGTAATCACCAAGGGCGTTACGGTTGGCGGCTAACCAGGTGACGAAATCTTCGGACACGATCCACAAGCCCTTGCTGCGGTCCTCGAAGCGGACGCGGAGCGGAGCGTTGACCAGGTCGTCGAGGACGGTGGCCATCGGGGTCGAGCCAGAAATGGTATACTCCAGGGTACCGGCAGCCTTGAACAACCCGGTGAACGGATCGGAGCTGGCGAACAATACCTGGTAGTCGAATTCCTGGCCATAGATCTCGGCGAACATTTCCATGAAAAGCTGGCCGATCTGGACGTTGACCTGGATGTCGTCTTGGAACATATCGTACCAAGGAATCCAGCCGGCGAGGGTCTGACAGGTCAATTCGACACGAGCGCCGAACGACGGGCGGCCAACCTCGCGGTAGGGGTGATTGTCACCCTGCGGGTTGTTATGCCAGGTCAGATTGCCGGAAACCTTGTCGAGGGTGGGCCACGACAGGGTGTTGCCAATCATCGGGACAGTGCGTACCTGGCCCATCATCGCCGACTGCTTGTTGGCGTAGCGCAAAAGCTCGCGCTCGTAGATGGTGTTGATAACGTACTGGCCATCGGTGCCTTGGCCGAACGGGGTGCCGGTGGGGTCGCGATTAACGAAACGCCCGCCGTTCTTGTCGAAGGATACGGCCCGCTCGCGGGTCCAATCCATATCGACGCCCGACTTGAGGTTCGGGGTGGCGTACTTGTTCTCGCCGATGGTGACGGTGTCGCGGCGGCAGATAGCCGTGACCATTTTGCCGATGTCGGCCAGGATGGTTTCCTGGCTTAGGATCTTCGGCTCCTGATTGGTGGTAATGCTGGCCTTTAAGCCTTCTACCTGTGCCTTGAGTGCCCCGATTTCGGCGGACTGGGTTTCGTTGATAGCGTCCATCGCCTTGGCGACGGAATCCATCAGCGCTTCCT